CAAGCATCCAACACGTTCTTTAATACCATCATAAACATTTTGGCAGAACTCGCATGGTTTATGCTCGTTGTTCATTTCGTTCATCCCATAAAGCCCACACAATTGCATGTTTAATTTCCAATTGAGTATCGTATTGTAACTCTTTAGGCGAGGGTCCATAGCACTCACAATCAATACACTCCACATATAAGTTGCCGTAGCTTATTACAAGATTCTTACTGCCACAAAATGGGCATGGTTTATGCTTATTTACTTCCATAAAAGCCTCATAATTCTAGCCATTATTTTACAAAAACGCCTTCTTACAGCGTCACGTTCTTTCCAGTACATATTCGCATGGTCTAACCACCACTCGGAGTCACGCCAAACGACTTTGTTCATCTACTATTCTCCTAATTTTAATTTTGGCCGTAAGCTGCTTTGATTTAGCTTGCTTGATTTTTTCTTCCAACTTATGACAAGTTGGGCCAGTTGATCTTTGTATCATATCAGTACTCTGGTTTATTTTTTAATCGTTATATAGTCTAGTAACATGTCTTGTAGCGATTTCTTTTCTAATAGCATTCTGATTAAGTGGTCATCAATAGTATCCTTAAAAGTTAAGTAGTGAATAAATACATGTGATTGTTTCTGCCCTTGACGCGCAATACGTTTTATAAATTGTAAATGGTTCTCTAAATTAAAATCTAGGGAATAGAAAACAATATTATTGCAAGCCTCCTGCAGGTTTAGCCCATGCCCAATAGATTGCGGGTGTCCAAATAGCAAAGGTATTTTACCAGCATTCCATCTGTCTACAATGCTTTTTAAATCTTTTTCAGATGTTTTGCTTTCTATAAACTCTGCTTGTTTGAATTTTTGTTTGAATTTTATAACTTCATGCCTATATTGGTACCCAATTAAAATAGGAGTGCCTTCATTATCTGATATAAATTCAGCTAGTGCTTCCATTTTATAGTCATGAATATGTACCACTTCCCCATCAATATAAATACTACCAGATAGATACTGACGAAGCTTAGTAGATAGTACCCCTGCTGACTGGGCCGTAATAACGTCTAGCGATGCTAGCTCTATAATAAACTCTTTACGTAGAATTTCATATTGAGCGCCTAATTTTTTAGGCAGTTCTAGCTCTATGACGTTTGCCACTTCTTCGGGCACGTCTATCCAATCTTTACCTTCAATCCTAAAAGCAAAGTTCTTTAGCTTTTCAAATATCTCTTCAAAGGCATGCGGGTAAGGTACAGGCTTTGCATAAAGATTAAATCTATTCGCAGGCATAAAATATTTGTCTTTGAATTTTGTAATACCTCTACCAAATCTTTTACCTTGGTCTAGCATGTAAATTTGTGAGAACAAATCTTGTAGCCCATTAGGAACTGGGGTACCTGTTAAGCCTAGGCGGTACTTAAATGTTGGTAAGAATGGCTTCAAAGCTTTTACACGAACAGAAGTCCAGGATTTAAGTCTTGTCAATTCATCTATAACCAGCATATCAGCCCCGCTCCAAGACTGGGATGCTAACCAAGGTATTCCCTCAAAATTTATGATATAAATATCAACATCCTTTTTGAGCTTAGCTTCTTTGTCACTACCATGTAATACAACATAGGATAGGTCTAAGAAGTTAAGCCACTTTTTAATTTCACCGGGCCATGTAAGTTGGGCTACTCTGAGTGGGGCTATAATCAATAGCTTCTTAGCCTTACCTTGTTCTTTTAGTTTTTTGAATACTTCAAGAGTAATCGATGTTTTGCCCATTCCTGGATTAAGAAACAATGCTGCGGCTCCCTCCCGGTTAAACCCGTCCAATACAAAGTTAATTGCATTCTGCTGGTATACATGCGGGGTCCATATCTGCATTCTATTTGGTTTAGCTAGCATCTTGTCTCCTAGGCCTTACCCGGATACTATCATAAAATTTCGTATAATTCTTTGAAGCCTTTGATCTAAACTCTGCGGCTTTATCTGGGTCACTTTTTATTTTGGCTAAGTACCGTTCCATGTAATATCTTTGCCGTGCTCTACGCTCTTCAAAAGTTAGCTCTTTAAGAGGCTTTGTTAATTTTTTCATTACTGGTTTTTTAAGTTTGGCCATGTTTCATCTCCAAGTCGTTCACTCATATAATTAACCAAGTCTTGCAGGTTATCTCTATACTGCCTATACTCACTGCGAGATTTTCCAACCAGACTAATAATTCCATTGCTCAGTTCTCTAAGGCTTTCTTCAGTGCCGTCTGGGCAACTCATTGCAAAGCTATCACCACTAGTCCCCATCTCTTACTCCTTTAGTCTTTTCCATGTTTCAATTACAGTTTTAAATACTTCAAAGTTGTCAATTACCAAAACCAAGAACCCTTGGTCCTGAAGTTCTTTGTGCCTATGGATTTGTATAGGCCGAGCATCCATATCTTCTATTTTAAACTCAATGAATAACACCCGGCCTTGATATAAAAATACTCTATCTGGGTCACCTTTATCATGCCGGACTTTTTTATTAATGATGCCCTGGGACTTAGCCCAATTGCAGCATCTTCGTTCGATTATTGATTCTAGCATTTTTTCAATTTATAATTAAGCGATTAACTGTGTCAGACTAAATCGACTTGGCCAGAGCTTAATATTATTAAAACCTGAGCTCAAATGAAGTCGAATGGGCAGCTATATTCGCGAACGAGTACGTTATATCGAGCCTAACGAACATAGCTGCCCAAGTCAATTGTTATTAGACTACTAAATACTTTTCTGGTATCCCAATCGGCTTATTTACTTGTAAAGGCATCAAACCAACAGAGAGAACTTTTGCGTATACTTCAATTGCTTCTTCTTTTGTTTTTATATTATCTTGATAAAAGTTTAACCTTGGAGTAACGCGGATATTAACAGCATAGCAGTTAGCCTCTTCATCAAACTCAATAGTATTTTCTATATGTGCTAAATTCCCATCGGCGTTTATTCCAACAGTATAAAATGGTAATATAGCATCCATACTAAGCGCGCTTTTCCATTCTTTTTTAGAGTAGTCTTTTAAATTTTCTGGAGGAGTAAATGCCTTTTGAGTATTGCAAGTACGCTCAATAGCATATGGAGTTTTGTAACTTTTCTTTTCTAAGTCGTAAGCTCTTTGTTTTCTTGGGGTAATGCTAGTTCTTATTATACCACTAAGCATCTTATTTTCATTAGTATTATAGCAAGTTGCCGTTTTATTTATATAAAATTGCTCTCTAGCATGATTGGCATTTTCTTCTGGAGTGCACTCTTCTAGAACCCTTGTTAAGAAGTTCTTTTCTCCACATATATTCCAAGCTTCTTGCAAAAATTTATTGCTATGCTTCCCGTTCCTTAATAAAACTAAATGTGTGGATAATCGTTTTTGCCAATTTGTAGTACTGCCAATATAGCTTTCATTAGTAGTGCTGCAAAGTATTTCGTATATAGTTATTGTATTCATCTCACTCTCCTTCAAATTCAACAAGCATGCCATAATTGGCACCATACTTACTATCACACATCATAGGTACATCAACAGCTATATCCATCATAGCATCAGTCAATACTTTAACTTCAGACTTGTCCGGGGCTGATATATTAATCGAATCATGAACTGACAGCAAAAAGCGTGCATCTTTGGACTTAGCTTCATGGTAATTAATAATGGCTTGCTTTGTTACATCGGCACTAGAGCCTTGAATTAAATAGTTTAACCCTTTGTATGTAAAGTCCCAAGTCCTGGGTAATCCAGATACTTTATCTTCAATAGTTTTAGAAGGCTCTTTGAAATACTTACGACCACCCCAAGTTTGTATTGGTTCTCCAGCATCCCAAGTTGCTTTAATAGAATCTTGGATATTCTTAATTCCCGGAAGATGCTTAAGGTATGATGATTTAATTAATCTAGCCTCATATTCAGATAAGCCCAAACCTTCTGCTAATTTAGGAATCCCAGAACCATACAAAATACTAAACGCAGTAGTCTTTGCACTTAACCGAGTTAACTCTTTGCCTGTTGCTTGCGTTAGAATGCTAGACATCATTGCGTGCATGTCAAGTCTTGGTTCCGCCCGAAATGCTCGCATCAAAGCATCATCATCATAATGGGCTAGTAAGCGGATTTCTTGGGAAGCATAATCATTTTCGCACCAATCATGCCCTTCTTCAGGTAGAAAGTATTTTTTCATTATAGGTAGCGGTGGAAGACTGAAGCCTTCTGGTACTATGACTTTTCTTGATGGTACATTTAGCATTGATGGATTAGAAGATAACCTTCCTGTCCTAGTACCCGCAAAGCCACCATTTTGTTCATTGTTACGCACTTGATTCCAAGTGAAGTGGAGACGACCATTGACATTTTTCTCAACCCAAGAAGATAAAAAGGTACCAACAAATGTTGATAAAGTAGCTCTATAGTTAAGTAGCGCTAACAATTCAGGGTCATTAATGGCTTGGGCTAAGCTAGCTTTGTTTGTCGCGTTTTTTCCAGTTTTAGTTTTAAGCCAATTAATATCTTCATAGTTATTTTCTACCGCCTTCGCTAATTCTGCACCACTATCAATATTAAAAGTCATTCCTAATTTAGTATATATTCTAGCCTCAATATCGTTTTTAATTTTTGAGTATTTAATAAGGTCCGTGTATAGAGTTACTTCGTCTAATCGTATGCCGTCTAAAGTACTCTGACATAAGATAGGCATTAGTTGCATCTCACGATCGTAGGCTTTACCTCTATGCTCTTCGTATATCTTACAGAATAATGCATGGGTCATATCTGTATCGGCACAGGCATAAGGTGCAACCATGTCACCAGGGACTTTTGATATATAAGCACCAAGGTTCGACTTAGCACCAGAGACATTGGTTTTTATCCAATCGTATAATTCTGTTTGCTCTAAGGCAGATCGCCCAAGAATTTTTTCAGCAGAAGGCTTTAGGGATAAGGTGAGAGCATGCGGATTTGCTAAGAATAAAAGAATTAAAGTATCATGTAGCTTAGCCGGGAAGTCTATACCAAAATGATACTTTGCAACTGAGATATCAAATGTAGCATTGTGGCATAGAATCGGATGGTTTTTGAATAAATCCACTAAGATATTTGATGCTCTGGTATGCGAGCAGTTATTACCACCCGGATGGCCCCATGCTAAATAATAGCTTGGTTGCCCAGGCATTTTAATTGATACCCCAACAGGCAATGGTGGTAGGCTGCCTTCTATTGCTTCTGTTTCAAAGTCAATGGTTACTAGGTTGTCTAAGAGGCTCATCATTGCACCATATTGTCAATAAAGCTTTCTGCTTCCATGTCTAATAAAATATCGCTTTCTAAGCTCTCTATGGCTGATTCAGATAGAGCGTCTAGTAAATTAATTGAGCTTCCAGGTAAAGATACAGATAAAAATTCAAGCTCTGCTGGTTCATCCGGATAACAATTCTCTGGTGGGCCTGAGAATCTACCAGGTACTAAAGGCTTATAAATGAATTCTACTGCAAATATAATATTTTCGTATTCAATTGTTGTAAATAAGGTTTTCATCGTATTTCTCCAAAGAGTGGCCATCCTTGGCCGTTAAATTATTATTTTTTAAGGGGCTTTGCTGGTGCAGCTGTATGCTCGTCGTCTGTTAAAGCATAGTCATAGGTAATAGCTTTTTCAGCTTCGTCAATCCTTCTAAGTACCGCATTCATTAGATGCCCAGGAATTGATTGTATTGGGTTTAATCCAACACGATACTGAGTTTTAGCATCAGGTACAACAGACAATGTGGACACTACACCAAACATCGGCCGGCCTAGTACCATTTCACATTTAGATGCAAAGGTATCAAAGTCTTTACAAGATGTAACAGGTAAAGTAGCATAGCGTAATTCGCCACCCAGGATGTCTTGCTCTGATTCAATAGAGCCAGGAATTACTGCAATACGGTAACGAGTCTTACAGGCTTTACCACGACCACCTTGCGGATCAGAACCCCATTGGTAATGCGGGCACTCTTTACAATTGTCTGCTTGTTTTTCTTTAACATCATCAGATGGCCACATATCTTCGAGGCTTTGATATACCGCATAGCACAATGGAGTCTGAGTCGCAGTGGGGTCGAATTTGCCTCTGTAGTAAGAATTCTCAGCGATAAACGTCAGGACAACTACGTCCAGCTTATTGTCAGGAATTGGTACTTTATCAACGTTCAAAATACCACCGCGGAAGCTCAGGAATTTGGGTCCTGTGCTAAGTGCCGCACGTTGCGCGGATTGTTGAGCTGCTTTTGCCTTACAAACCTCCTCCCATGATTGCAATTCAGTTGATTCGGTTGATTCGGTTGATTCGGTTGATTTTTCAATAGTCATTTTATTTACCTGCTTTTGCTAGTTGATGTGGAGTTTTTTCATCGCGTTTAGCTATGCTTGGTATACCGTAGTATTGCAAACAAGGGCTATCGCATTTACCTGCGTTTCTTCTTTTAATTCGTTCTTGACGACTAAACATTTTAGTTACCTGCCTTTGTTAAAGATACTTTAGTTAACTCGAATACCTCAGTTCCGGGAACGATTAGATTGCTTTCTTCTTTAAATGATTTCCATACAGGAACAGATATTCTTTTCTGCAGTAAACCAAATTCATTTGTAGTAGCCACAAACTTATAGAGTATGGGCCAATTTGTAACATTGGGTGTAATTTCAGTTTTAAAACTAAAATTAGCCCTATTACCACGCCCAGCTTTTAAGTCTACTTCACTTAAGCCAGAAACAATATCTTTACTTAATTGAGCCTCCACTTTCTTTAACACATCAGCGGCTCGCTCTAGTTTCAAACGTTCTTCTCTAGTTTCATATAGTGCGTCAATCATTGCACCTATTGCACCTGTGTTATTCATAAGACACCTCAAGAATTTCAGCAATTTTAATTTCAGGTGATACCCAATCAGCCGGCTTTACTAAATCATGTATGTATCCCCTTTTACCTAGATTTTCTGGGTCTACTTTTATTTTTAACATGTTAGCTTCATGCACAGCATTCCAAAGAGCATCAAATGGAAGGCCCATTTCAATAACACCACCAAATGCTACGTAGACTATATCTACAATAGCATCAGCAGCTGCTACTAAGTCTCTGTCATTATGGGCTGTTACAAGCTCACTTACTTCTTCCATTAAAAACTTAACTCTAAATTGCAAAGTTTCACGATCTAGCAAAGTTGGTTCTAGAGCTATTGGCAGCTTAAACTTCTTTCTTAATTCTTCTACATCATCAATATACATTATTATCTCCTCAAATAGTACAAATTATAAATTTGATTCCAATTTCTCTCAGTGCTTTATTGCATTTAGCGCAGGGTACTTTGGTAACAATAGCCGCATAAGGTATTTTACCCAAGGGAATATTGCCAATAGCCGCAAGTTCAGCATGTAATGTTCCACAGCTAACTTCACCATTTATCGCGGGGCAATGGTCACCTACACAATAACCACTATTGTAGCCACTAGCAATTGGGTCCCAGTCACAATCAACAATAATACAACCCACTTGGGCTCTTTTACAACTTGCTAAGCGGCTTATGTTTTGCGCAAAGTTTGCCAAACGCTCAATGCTCATTTTGTCACCTATACAAACAATTCAAACTTCATAACCGGACCATGGTTATAACCTAATAAAGTTACATCTAAATCAGGGTCAAAATTCCATATAGTGACATTAGGGCCTATTACTAAATCAGGAGACTTAAAGACTTCGAGTTTTTCAAAGCGAATTGCATCCATTACATGTGGTAGGTAAATATGGGCATTATGCAAATCAAACCGCATAGTGCCTACTTTAAGCCCAGTCTGTTGTGCTAGCAAATGCTGAAGTAAAGCATACACTACCATATCATATGGCAATCCCAGCATAACATCACAAGACCTCATAGTTACAATGGAATCAAGCTTGCCTTTATGCACATTATACTGTGCACTTATATGACATGGAGGTAAAACCATTTCATTAATTTCACCAGGATTCCATGTTTGTAAAATAAGTCGCCGCGAGGCTGGGTCATTTTTAATCATTGCGACCAAAACATCTAATTGATTAAGCCAGGTTTTTTTGTCTTTGCCAAATGGTGGACATTCCCAATCAACCCATTGCTTGCCATAAATTGGGCCAAGATCATCAATATCAGGCCGACCAAATTTATCCCAATAATTACAGCCATTAGCCCGAAACTCTGACTTTTTAGTTTGACCTTTAAGGAACGTAGCCAACTCACCAACAGCCTGACTAAAATCAATCTTACGGGCTGTGACAATTGGAAAGCCATCAGCTAGATCAACGGTTAATGTCTCACCAAAAATGGCCAGTGTACCTTTGCCAGTGCGGTCACTGTATTCTTCACCTTTTGATAGGATTCTTCCTACTAAGTCTTTATACTCTCTCATATTAATTCTCCTCAGGAGTTTGCTATTAAGTAGTCCATCATCTTTTCTTTTCTATTGGCCATCATCCAACCAGGCCTATTTTCTACCATCCACTTACAATCATAAGAAATCATAACATCAGGATAGTTATCTGCAAGCCATTCTGGGTAATGTTTTACAACCCAAAGCGGCCTATTCGTTACAACCCAATTTGGCATATTCTCAAATATGAATTGATCAGCTTTTGAGAACATTGTATACGGATTATCTAAGAACCAATCACGATAGTGAGCATACACCCATTCAGGGCTTATCATGCACATCTCATATCTTTCTGCATGGGCAAACCCATCACGCTTTTCGAGCCTAGGCTTATAATCCGCGTTCATTTGGACTTTGCTGTATTAGACTTTTCTTCAACAAGATAGTTAACTACTAACTGAGAATAGCCACAAATGTCAACCCAATTATCCGGATATAATGGGTCACCGTTTAAAATACGAGCCATTTTATGACATATCATCGTTAAAGCTTCTTTTTGGATATTCCGGAGCTCAGCCCAGTTTGGATTATCTCGTAAAGTCTCTTGCAATTCTTGTGATATATTACTATGCCTCACAAAAGAACCATACCGCTCTCCACGTTGTTTTAGTATCTCTGGTATTTCTACTGCATTAGACATTGTTTTCTCCAAGTATAACTGCACCTACATATAAGATGTATAGGTGCAGTCTTTATGATTAAATGGTTAAGCTTTACGCAGCTTCAGCTTCTTCAGTGGCTTCTTCATCAGTCTGGTCCCCTTCGAGGCCTTGGTCTTCAGTTGCTTCAGCAGGCTTTGCTTTAACAGGACGTTTGCCATCAGGCCAATTTTTCAATGCGTTGCGGTACCAGTTGATGCAGTTAATGTTGGTACGATTTTCAGGCCATTCTTCAGCTACACGTGCCATTATTTCATCGTTGGTAAGCCCTTCAGTAATTAAGCCCTTAATGAATGCACCGACGCCAGTAGGACCGCGGGCAACAACAGCTTTGCCACTTAAGCCTTTGATTTCAGCTTTGATTTCATCAGCTCTTGTAGTAATAGTAGCCAGCTCTTCACGCAACTCATTCAAGCGAAGTTCATTGGCTGCTTTTTCTTCAGCCGCTGCTTCAATTTGTTCTGCAGTCAAAATAACTAGTTCAGCTTTTGGACCACGTGGGGCTCTTGTTTTCTTTTCGGCAGTTACTTTTACTTTAGCTGCAGCAATGATCGCTTCTGCTTCTGCTTTAGCGGCCGCCAGAATTTCTTGTGGCGTCATGCCTTCGTAGGGATTAACTTCTTCATTAGAAGTTTCGCCCTCAGGCAATTCGGTTTCTTTATTTGCTTTTACTTTAGCCATAGTAGTATCTCCAATATTTAGTTTAAATTATGCTAAGAGGAAATCTCAAAACATAAATAATTATACATTAAAAATTTAAAAAAGTACATAATTATTTTTGTAAAACGACGTTTAATTTATCTTAACCCCTGGGAAGTACCTCTCTGCTATGAATTTAAGTACGTCGAACTTCTGCTCATGGGAAACTTTATTGTGGCTTGGTAGGCATAAAACACAAGGTCTCTGCAGTTGCTTTAAAGTTGACATGTTTGTTAGGTTCATCTGGCTATTTTTCTTATCCCACAAGCCATTTTCATAGCCAGCTGCTCTAAGGCGGTTTATAAAGGAGCCTTTACTTAGTTTACTATTATGATTTTCACTCATATACCGATCATACTCAAGCCTAGGAACTACATAAGGTACATCAGCAAGCTCCTCTCTAACATAGAAGTCAGAATCGTGCATAGTTGCTTCAGCAAAGGCATCTTTACTGTCATTCATAGGCGCTGGTTGTGTACCGTCATAGCCTTTTAGATCATAGTTCAAATAATAGTCTAACAAAGCACTGCGGGCTTCTTCAGTATTGACCCATTTCTTTAAAGCATTGTTTTCATCAGCCCAGAATGCCTTTAATTTTGGGCCTAATCCACCACTGGCTGAAACACTATAGATAACTTCACGCCGGGACTCTGGCTCTACGATATGAGTATAGGCTTCATTTGTGGTTATGCAGATTTGAAGATAGTTTTTAATGGACCTGGCTTTGACATACTTTTCATTGACAGTCAAAGACCGGCCAGTGGTCATGTTTTTGATTAAATTGGTATGCTTCTCTCCTTTCTCACCAATTTCGTTGAGCACTAAAAATTTTCTATCAGCTATTAGTGAGTTAAAGTTATCCCAAAGGTCTCCACCGCTAGAAACTAGGGCATGGCTGAACTTACCATTAGGCACACCGCGGGGAGCATTGTTTATTATGGCTGCTATGGTCTCAAAATAGAACGACTTACCAATACCTTGGACTTTAGATTGTAAAATACAGATTCGTTCCTGCTTAACCTCTGGTCTCTGCAGGGTTAGTGCCATACACTCTTCAAAGTAAGGCTTAATCTCAGGGTCTTCACTGAAGAATAGGTTTGTGAAGTCAGTCCAAGGCTTCGCTTTATTAAAGATGTCAGCCTGGTCATCTAAGTAGCCAGTCCTGCCATAATGCGGCTGGGTTTTTATGCCTCGCCAATTATTAAGAGCGTAGTTCTTCGTGATTAAGGAGCTACACCCTATGTCAAACTCAATATTTGAAATATGCAGACGGTCAGATGCACCCAAGAACTTCTTAGTTGGATGGTCCTCTTTATCATCTGGCTCTGATTCATAGGGATTCTGACAGTTTGCTTCTTCATTCTTAAACTTCTGTACAGAATAGACTTCAGCGTTGGTAACATCCACGACATCACCCTGCATCACTCCATACTTTGACAATAAAAAGTCCACGCCATCGGATTTAGTGGGCCTGAATCTCTTTGCGTGATTGAATAGCTCTTGCATTGAGCCACCAAACTCTAAAAAGTCATCTAGGCCTATTTTTTGCGTAGCACCGTTGGTGCCTAACCGGGTGAAGAATACGTTGCAGCCTCTAATTTTTAGCATCGACGCTAGTCTGAGCTCCGCTTTTCTCACTTCAGGTTTCGGGTCACCATTATACGGCGGCACGGGGTCATAATCAAACGTAATATAGACGGTCTTACCAATTGGTAACGAATTGAGTGGCTCCAGCAATACTTTATTGTCATTCCAATATGTTGTAGTACTAGATACGCCACCCAGGGCTACTGTGGGGACATCTTTACAGGCTATGCTTTTAAATTCTCCTTCTGTTATTTGCAGGGCTATATTGATATTGCTCAAAGTCTCTTTGACAACATCGGGGCAATAGACATAATTGTTGGTCCCCGCTTTTTGAAAGTACTTAGCACCACTGAAAAGTCCTAAAAACCGATACCGGCAGAACTTCGCATTGGGGTACTCTATTTTGATTGCTCCGGAGCCTTTAGCAAACCCAATCTCTTTGGGCATATCTGCTAATGCTATTAGTGACAAGCCATAGTCTTTGGCTGTATCGGGGTTTAATCCCAGTTGGAGTAATCGGCCAAAATACTCTTTTTCGGCCGACTCTGCATTTGCCTCTTGAGCTTTTGCTGTGAAGGAATTCGCAGTCATATCGCTCTACTCCTTATTATATAAGCGACTAAAAATAAGTGTGTACAACCACCGATTTTTAGTATATAATAAGCACTACTTCGGTTAAGTACTCTCATCACTTGCTCCTTAGTAGAATTTGAATCACATAGTTCATAGTATTACTCTCCTCTATAAGGCTGGGACCCAATGCCCAGCCTTTCTTTTTTGTCGGACTATAATTATAACATAATTTCGACTACTTGTACACTATTATTTTCTCTAATATCTAAGCGTAGTTTCATCTTTTAACTCCTAGGTTCGGTGGTTTAGTCTCTTTATATTTATTACAAGTTTCATCTTCTAAAACGGAAGGTCATCATCCCAATCGGCTTCACCCTTATTATCATCGCTTCCAGGCTCTCTGGCTTGACCCTTAAGCGGGGTCATCTCTGGCTCCGGCGGGGATTCTTCAGATGGCACTAGGCCTTTGGTTTCAGCAATCCACTGGGACAAATAAATCTCATCCGCTTCACCAGCCTTCGTAGCCAGCCTATATGTTAGGACCTGGGACTTAGGCACCCAAACTGCCTCCTTGAAGTCATGGCTGTCAATCATAAAAGCCTTCTCTGTTTCTCTCTCTAGGAAGCAATTGAATTTAATTGGGTCCCTAATGGGCTTATGGTTCTTGTATATTGTCTTCATCTTTCATCTCCAAAAGGTACACATAAATAATATGCTTTGCCATTAATGGTCCAGTAACCCTCTTCTACTCTTAAGCTACTATGGACTTTTGTATCATGTATACAAATAAGCTCTGAACCTTTAGGAGCATCACTCAAACGGAACACAGCCCAGTCCAGGTCTTCAATTTCACCTGGTGTAAGAAATTCTTCATCGGCTTCAAGTAAAGCTTGTAAAAGGGTTTCGATCGTTGGGTTTTCTATTTTTAAGTTCATTTTACCACCTGCATATCAAATTGGCCAGCCTCAATAGCAGGGTCACTATCTACAACCGGACTCCACCGTGAGGGCATTAGGGCCATTGTTAATCGATCCATAAAATGTTCTGAATTATCGCCCTCTAGCATTATACCGTGGTTGCAACAACCAGGGCCATCAGGGCCATCAGTGACAACATAGCCTTGTATCACTACATTACTATCTGCTGCCCATTTTTTAATGCCTTCTATATATGCCTCGAAGTCTATTGGGCACTTTGGTGTTGCCATTACTGCTTTCATTGTAGGTACTCCATTATATTGTTAATTAACAGCACAACCAAAAGGGCTATGCTCCAGGCTATCGCCGTGTTACGGGCAAACTCTCTACTCAATCTCTCATACATTGTTCTAGTCCTTACTCTGGTGAATCATTGAAACACAACTTATTATATCGCGTTTCGCTTAAATTGTAAAATTTATTTTATTGGATGGGATGGGTCAATAAGGGTTGCAGGAGGTCACTCTACCATAGGCGTAACACCGGAACGCGGGGCTATTGGCTCTACGGGCTTCTTCCACCCGCAGAGCTCGGGACATGCCTCTAACGAACATGTCCCAGCCAGACAACTCTGGTACACGCTGTTGTTCGTCTCTTTGGCGAGCATACAACTCCCAGGGTAAATCACTATCTGGCACCAACCTGGAATTAAGTGGGGTCGAAGCGCATGCTGTTAGGGATAGCATTGCTATTAGGATTAAGGTTTTCATTTTAATGCCTCTAAGGTTTGGATATGCTCTTTTCTTTTTTGGTTACTAATTTTTGCGGTTATTACATTACATTGCTTACAGCGGGGCCGATAACCATCTAAAGTTCTTTTACTTTTACTGAAGGCCTCAATTGGGAGTTCTTTATTACAATGAGTGCAGGTTTTCATAATGCTGGTCTCATATTAATTTGGATAGACATACTTTACATTGGGCTCTATGATTGTCTTTAGATTGCTTGTTAGTATCAAAAGCCCAGAGCGGTTTCACTTGTTTGCATGCTATACATCTTTTATTTACGCCCCATTGGAGTTTAGGCTCATCAGGACCTTTGGGGTCATTCGGGTTCTTTTTCAATCTACAGGTGCAACTTATGCAATACTGCCGGAGGCCATCTGATGATGCTGGCATTGGACTGAATGCGGAGGCACTAAGAAGCTGATTACAATGCTTACACTTCTTGAATTTAGGGGGCCATTCTTTAGCTTTTGCTACTATGGCATCTGCTTTTCTAATGGTCATGGCCATGATTATAGCTTCACGTTCTAGGGATGTTAGTTTCATTTTAGGGTCCTCTTTTTAATGATCTAGGGTGCTTTGCCAGCTATTTACTACGTTAACTAAAACGCTTTTTAGATAGTGTCATTTGCTAGGAGCGTAAGTCGTTGTTTTATAAGCGTTTAGCCTCTTGCTTCGTAATAGCACTGTTTTAAACGGTTTTAAAAACTTTTATAAAGTATATATTTTAGGGGCTTTACAGTGTTTATATATATATTTAATATTATTAAGATAGTAAGATAAGTATATATAAAACAATAACTTACGCTCCAAACTCAAAAGTCTTCGCTACGACCGAAGTCAGACGGCCATCCTTGGCCCCTTTGCTCCTTTAATTCAAGCTTGGTTGATAAAAACCGCCAGCATCCAAGTAAGATAAGAGCCTAGAGCCTTTGTTCAAAATAGCATCCAGCCACTCTTCAGCTTCTACAATACTCAGGCCCAGCCCACCGTAAGGTAAGCCAGCATCCAGCCTAGATTCCTGGCATATAGTAACATAACCAGCCCACATCAGTTCTAATATTTCATAAGCATTCATTGTAGTTCTCTCGGTTAAAGTTAAAGTTGAGCCATCCTTGGCCCCTTTGCTGCTAAAATGCTTTAGTTTTGAAAAGTTTCTAAGTACAATTTAAACTCTGCAATATCAGAGTCTGTGTACTCAAGTCTTAGAGCCAGAGCTTTGTAGTACTCAAAGTTAGCACAAGTTACTGGAACCACAGCTCTTGGATACTTGAGCCCGATGTAGTGGTTCATTTGGATGATTGTTGCATATAAGTCATTAGTAGTCATTGTAGTACTCCAAAGTAGTTGAGCCATCCTTGGCTGTAAGGTCCTTAGTTCTTAGTTCTTAGTTCAAACTTCTTTAACTTCTAAAATCAAAACTCCATCTACCACAGTACCAATTACATAATAGTCACTGTCTGGAGAGACTATAGCTTGGCCATAGTCTTCTGAATAGTCTGGGTCCAATAGCATAGCTGTTAAATTTACAGTTGCTTCATCACTTATCTTTAATTTTACTTTCATTGTAGTGCTCCAAAGTTAAAGACATCCATGTCTGTAAGTCCAAAGTTATTAGATTAAACCTTTCTTCTTCATGTCATTCTTATACCAAGCAACACAAGCATATGTTGTATTGTTGTTAGTATACTTTTCTTCAACCAGTTTCAAAATGTCAACATTCTTCAATCCAGATGTTATGCACTCTCTAATGAAGTCTCCAACTCCAGTATTCATTGGTGGCTTGTAGTTAGGAGGTCTGCCATAAGTTTCAGTCATTATAGTCTTCAACAATGCTAGCTCAGATTCAAGCTCCTTGACTCTGGCTTCTAAGGTTGGCTTTACTTCAGCTGAAGTTGGTACTGTATAAAGCTTAGCTTTCTTGTTTGCAGTTTTAGTAGTCATTGTAGTTCTCTCAGTTAGTTAATATAATGTATGCTTTTTAATAATTCAAAAAACACATGCTTTTATAAACTGTTTTTTAATAAATGTAAACAACTATTTTAATTAAACAATGCTTTTTAATAATTCAAAAAACATATGCTTTTATAAGCTGTTTTTTAATAAATGTAAACAATTATTTTAATTAAACAATGCTTTTTAATAATTCAAAAAACATATGCTTTTATAAACTGTTTTTTAATAAATGTAAACAATTATTTTAATTTAATTATAAAGGACTTAAGAACTGAGCTCGATTTATAGGGTCTTCCCCAACTGGGCGGCGGGGGGAGCAGGCAGCGCGACAATGTCAATGGTACCACCCGCGCTCAAAAATCAAAAAACCCTGAAAGAAAATTGGAAAAAATAGTATTTAAGGAATAAATGAATAGTTCAAAATATAGTATTCAAAGAATAGCGGAATTAAATTAAAAGAAGCCTTAACCCTCACGGGTTTGTCTCTCCATCTTATGTTCCCAAAATTTTGAAATAAAAACCCTAGTGCAAAGAATAGCAGAATAAGAACTTAAAGAATAGCTCAAAAATTAAAATTAATAAAAATAAAAGTGTACAAACCGAGCGTTTTGTGTTAATATTAATTTAATTAAAGTTAGTAGAAAAGAAGTAAAATGGAACCGAATACTTTTGACCCATATTTGAATTTAGCGGCCGACTTGAAGGTATTCGACCCCGCTTCCTTGCGCGAAACAGAAGCGCTGGCTGCATGCATGTCCATAGACGAAACACTGGATTACTTTGGTTTGTCAAAAGAGCAGTTGGCCCAGTCCAAGCCGGACGAAGAAATCTTTACCTCTGCTTGGAAGCGTGGTAGAGCGAAGGCAAAATATGAAGCTGCTACCCATTTGTTCGCCCATATGAAAGGTAGAGGCGGTGCCCAAGTTGCTTTGGCTTATCTGCGTCAAGTAGCGGCAGAATGGCCCACTGCAGCCATAGAAGCTGGAGGCGGAAAGAACTTTAGTTTCAAAGTCATAATGGATGATGAGTAATGGCAGGCCTAATTGAAGACCTATTAGCAGGACTCCCTCAGGCCTATAATACTTTAGAGGAGTTGTTGGCCCAGTCTAAGTTAGGGCGCCAGCACTATGGGCCTAGAGACAGCATGATTGCTAGTGCCATAGCCCATCCAGGTGAAGGCATTCAGAAGGCAGGACAGTGGTTGCAAGACCAGATGATGACAGCCAGCCAAGCCCCGGTTCAACCGATGACAGACCCCAGAGGTGCGGAGGCTGGTAGCGAAGCGGGACTGAACCTGGCGGGTATGATGCAAACAGGTGGGTTGCCCTTTGGACCCAAGAGCCGGGGTGGGACGCTAGGCACGATATTGGCCCCCGGCATGCCAGATTATCCAGAGAGTGCAGCACGGGTAGCTGCAGAGGAGTTGGCCCAAGGTGCTACAACCCAAGACATTTGGAAGAAGTATAAGTTGTACCCATGGAAAGATAATAGTGGTAATCAGGTGCTATTGGGTGAAATACCTGATTATAATGCGAAGCTTAATCAAGCGGTACTAAAAGACAAAGCCCCTAGTACTTTAGGTGCTTTGTTGACACACCCTGAGTTTTTTAAGAATAACCCAGAATTGGCTAAAATTCAAGTTGTAAAAACTCAACGGCCTAATGACGATTCAATGGGTTGGTCTTTACCGTATTTTAATCAAATAGCTTTAAATTTAGAACACCCTCGTCATTTAGGGGTCACTGGCAAAAAAAGTTTAATGGACACGTTGTTACATGAAATAACACATGCACAGCAAAAGAACCAGGGTTTACCATCTGGTACTTCGTCCGATACAATGCGAGCTGTTCTAAATATGCAAAAGCATAAGGAAGGTATGACGGGGAAACCTAAAGGATACAAGCCTAGATTTGGGGAGTTTAGTACTACAACTGATGAAGAGGCATTTGCAGCATATCAAAGGGCTGCAGGTGAAGCCCAAGCAAGGATGACTGAAGACAGGTTTAGAATAGCATCTAAACCAAGAGGTGGCCCCATTGGGTGGCAGTTAGAGCAGCAAAGTCCCTTAGATACAATGGCCAACGTAGATCGCCATCCAGTTGAGAGTTTATTGTGGGACTATGAAAG